AAGGACCACAGGGGACTTGATGCGGTTGTCAGTCTGGCAAAAGGAGAGGATCCGGATGGGGCGCAGACTCTTTGATGAGACGGCCCTGCGGATCCTTCGGGAATGCTGCGGCGGAAGATCAACCTGGGAGATAGCCGAAACCATCAACATGGCCACCGGCAGATCGTACACCAGGGATCAGGTCCGATGCGTCATGAAGCGGCTTGGTATCAAGTCGGGCAGGCGTACCGGGCAGGGACCACGGACGTGGAATTCCTATCCTCCGGAAGTCTCGGACTACATCATGGCCAACTACCGGGGTGTGGGTCCGACAGAGATGGCCGGAAGGATCAACCGGGAGTTCGGGACATCCTATACGTCAAGCCAGATCATAGCCTGGTACAAGAACCATCACCTCAGCAGCGGAGTGGACACCAGGTACCGCAAGGGCAGCATACCGTGGACCAGGGGGAAGACGCTTGATGAGATCTGCGGCGGGGATCAGGAGAAGCTCTCCAGAATCCGTGAGACCCAGTTCAAGACAGGCGGACGGCCGCACAACGCACTTCCGGTGGGATCCGAGATTGTGAGGGATGACGGATACCTGCAGCGCAAGGTTGCGGAGCCTGATGTCTGGAGGTTCTCACACCACATCGTCTGGGAGGAGAACTTCGGACCCATACCGGAAGGAATGGTGGTGACGTTTCTGGACGGGGACAGGTCGAACCTTGATCCGGCGAACCTTTTCCTGATCTCCAAGGCGGAGAACCGGAGTCTTAATTGGAAGAAGCACCGCAGCCCGGATGCGCAGATCACGAAGGCCAACATAGCCATCTGCCGTCTGAGACGTGCGGTCGAGAGAAGGAGTGAACATGCAGGCGACATTGCTTGACTTGAATGACGGGCTGTTCGAGCAGCTGGAGCGGATCAACGATGACGATCTGCACGGCCAGGAGCTTGAGGAGCAGCTGAAGAAGACAAAGGCCTATACGGCCGTTGCTGAAGTAATTGTGAAGAATGCGGCAGTCGTGCTGCAGGCTCACAAGGTAGAGACATCCTGGGGACCCAATACCCTGAAAGGAAAAAACCGCAGGATGCTGCTTGGACAGAGGGAGGTGGTATGAGATTCGTGCATTTTGCCCTGCTGGGCATATTTGTCGTTCTTGTCCTGTATTTCTTCTGGGGAGGTCATGACGACGATGGGACAGAAGGAAGAGACGGACAGGAAGACTGAGCTGATTGAGCTGGTTAAGAGGATGCGCCGGAAGCAGAAGGAGTACTTCAGGCGCAAGGATGCGAATGTGTATGTCGAGTGCCGTGAGCTGGAGAGGACGGTGGATGCGGCGCTTGAGGATTATGAGAAATCGAAATACGGCGAAGAGCTGTTTCAGGAGGAAACGTATGGAAAACGAGATAATCAAGTTCACGGCAACGGCTGATCAGCTTCTCAAGATAGCCGCCAATGCGGTGAATGCTTCCAGACCTGTAGGGATGGGGATCCTCCATTTCCAGGACAAGTTCTATGTCTGGCAGGAGATGGAGCAATACATGAGGGGAGACGGTACCCCGGATACCCCCGTGGTATCTCTCGACTATGTGGACGGCAGAATGGTGAAGCTCACCATCTTCAATGCCGAAAGACCCGGTGAGTATTACATACGTGACAACTTCAGGCCGGATTACCAGTCCTTTTGCGGCACATATCCGAGGGTGAGGGATCTGATTGGTTCTGTCGGTCTGTGTGAGAGCCAACGGTTTTGAGGAGGTTTACGGAATGAGGATCATGATCAGCCAGCCCATGAGGGGCAGACAGGAAAACGAGATCAGGGAAGAGCGTGATAATGTCAGGCGGAAGCTTGAGGAGAGAGGTCATGATGTCATGGACACCATCTTTGCGGACTCTCCTCAGGATGCTCAGGCAACACCGCTTTACTTCTTGGCGAAATCCATTGATGCCATCGGGAAGGCCGATGCCATCATTTTCTTGCCCGGATGGGAGAAGGCACGAGGATGCATCATCGAACATCTGGTTGCCCAGATGTACGGCAAAGAGATCTTCTACGAGGATTCCGATTCGGAGAATCTTCCGGAGACGATAGGTTTAATGTGCAGCGGAGACTACAAGGAACGGTTTGCAGCCGAGTACCTGCAGACGAAGATCCGCTACGACAAGCTGCACGGCATGCTGGTCAGGCTTGATGCTGGGACACTTGACTTCACCCCGTCATGTCCGCCGGATCTTCTGAGGGAACAGGCCGCCCACATGGGCCAGTACCTCTACGATCTTGAGGTCCGGGCAGAGATCGAGGATGTTGAGCTGCCATGAGCATCCAGCGTCCGACCAAGTGCAACATCTGCGGAGGCAAGGTCAGCTACGTTCCGAGCTCCTTCATCTACGGCCAGGGAAGATCCTACGGCAGCGGGTTCGCCTACTGGTGCAGGAAGTGCGGTGCCTATGTCGGCACACACAAGAACAGCCCCCGGTGCGCCATGGGAATCCTGGCGGACAACGAGATGAGGGAGCTCCGGATCAGGGCACACGGTCTGTTCGATTCGAAATGGAGCAATTCCCGGGAGAGGAGCGCGGCATACGACAAGCTTGCCGGGCTGCTGGGAATCAGTTACAAGCATTGCCATTTCTCCTGGTTCGACAAGGACCGGCTGAGAGAGGCGATCAGGATCCTGGAGGAGGAATGGGATGATGAAGATCAATGACAAGCTGGCCCATTATCTGGTGAATCTGGCCATATCCATGGTCGGGTTCCTGAGCGTCCCGCTGGCTGTGGGACTGAGCATAGGCGCAAGCCTGGGCAAGGAATACGGGGACAGCAAGGCGACCGGCAACCACTGGTGCTGGTATGACATCCTGGCGGATCTCGGAGGCCTGGCCACCGGGTTGCTGCTGATTCTCATCGTGAAGGGCTGATCACGGAGTAAGGATGTGGTTCCTTTGCATGATCGCGGTGTTCGCGGTGGGTTATTTGTTAGACCTTCTGCTCAGGAAGGTAGAGGAAAAGGTCTCTGAAAAGAGGGATAGTGGAGAAGGACAGCAGGAGTGAGGAGGATCTGTGCCTTCGAGAGCACTTGATTCATACGCCACCAGACATTGCCCGGTTGACTGTTACGATGCCGGCACAGGAGAACTGATAGAACGCTACCGGTCCATTCCTGAGGCATCGAGAGCCACCGGGCATACTGTGTCCACGATGAAGCGTCTTCTGCATTTCAGGGAGACCGACAAGGACGGGCTTGAATATGACATCCCGCTTGATTCGGTGTACGAGACCGTGCTGCAGAAGGAGTACCGCAGACGTTCCGGGTGGAAGAATGTTGTCAGGATCCGGAGATCCGGACAGACGTACATGAGATTCACCAGGACGTTCGGAAAGGACGGGAGAATGGAAATCAGACCCATTAACGACAACGTGCTGGTCGAGCGCACCAGCGAGAAGCAGACATCATCAGGACTGATCCTGATCGATGGTGAGAACGAGAACGGATGCAGCTTCTGCATCGTCAAGGCAACGGGCCCGGATGTCGATTCCAATGGAAAGATCTGTACGGGGCAGAAGGTCCTCTACAAGGACGCTGACGCACAGCCTGTGACCTTCGAGGGGAAGGACCTGCTTCTTATTTGTCAGACAGATATTCTTGCTGTGATAGTGGAGTAGTGTGCAGTGTTAAGGACAGAAAGTAATATACAGGCGATCAAGGAAAGCCGGATGCACAAATCCATCAGCAAGGACATCTTCATGGTGGATACGATGAAGGGCAGGAGGCCTGCCAGGATCGTCATGCAGTCAGGCAGGAATCCCGTGTTCGTATACAGGAGCTGTCCGGGCATTGTGGTCCATGAGGTTAAGCCTACCACAAGGCAGGTCGATTCCGTGCAGTACTGGGAGCCGTTCTGATGCCTGCAGGTAACGCTTATTCCATCGACAAGCACCCTAAGAAGAGAGCCATAATCAAGGATCTTCTCCGTGGCCAGACCGATAATGCCATTGCGAACAATTACGGGCTTCCGGTCAGTTGCGTGAGAAGATACCGCAACGGGAAGATGATGGCCTTGATCTCCTCCATCTGGGATGAGGAGAAGGTCGAGGCCTCATTGACCATTGAGCAGCGCATCGAGGACATTGCATCCAGGATGCGCAAAATGCTCCAGGCCTGCGATGAATGGCTGCAGGATCCGGACGATCCGGATCATTACAACATGTCCCCCAGAGCCGAAGAGGTGGACATCATCTACACAACCGAGGAGACAGACGACAAGGGCAGGGTTGTACGGAAGAAGACCAAGGCCCGTCTGTCAGACATCCTGGCCCGCATGGAAGACTCTCAGATGTCACCATGCGGCGTGTATTTTCACACCATCGACACCAGGAAGATCATGATCGAGACATCAAGGGAGCTTGCCTCGGAGCTCCGTATCCTGGCCGAGATCCAGGGCCAGGTCAGAGACATCAAGATAGCAGAGAACAAACCAACCATAATCCTCAATCAGGTCGGAGGAGTCATTCTGAAGAATGTCTCCGAAGAGGAAATGAGAGAGGCAATAATCAGTGAGCTCAAAAATCTCAGGTCCAGAGAGGGCATTGAGGAACAGTGACATCGATTATCTGATCGGAATGCTTTCCTGCAAGGAGTACGTCCGGACCATGCGGTTCAATCCGTTCCCGTGGCAGGATGCCGTGCTGGGCAGCAAGGGGAAGCGCAAGATCATACTTGCCGCCAGACAGAGCGGCAAGAGTACCATTGTGTCCACCCGGCCATGTCACAAGGCCAAATACAAGGAGCGCAGCCTGTCTGTTGTCGTTGCCGCAACCGAGAAGCAGGCGGTGGAGGACATGGAGAAGATCAAGGGCTTCATCCAGTCCGATACGACATTCCCGCAGATCATCAGGTCATCCGATTCCCTGATCAAGCTTGAGAACGACAGCAGGATTGTGGTTGTCCCGGCAACGGAAAAGGCCGCAAGAGGTTATTCAAAGCCGGATTTCGTTCTCCTGGACGAGGCAAGCAGAATAGACGACATCGTATACACCTCAGGTATCAAGCCGATGTTCACCGACAACCCGGACGGTGAGCTTGATCTTCTGTCTACACCTGCCGGCAAGATCGGATTCTTTTTCGAGATCTGGGATCATGGTCCGGCCACATGGGAGAAGTACATGATCCGCAGCCCGTGGCAGCCCCGGGAGACCGAATCAGGCCTCAGCCTGGCCCAGTACATGCAGGAGGCTGCGTTCGTGGCCGAATGCAAGGCGAAGGGCATCCACTACGCCTGTTTCTCTCCCAGGCACATGAGGTTCGATGAACAGCTGGAGAACCTGATTGAGATGGGATCGCTGATGTACAGGCAGGAGTACTGCTGTGAGTTTGTCGAGACGGTTGACACCGTATTCAGCTATGACGAGATCCGGAGGCTGGAGGAAAGCCTTGCAGCGCCGATGGTCCAGCGTGTGATCGGCAGCGATGCACAGCCGGCAGACCTGGATTTCTCAATGTTCGAGAGGTTGTGATGAAGGAATACATTTTCGCATGGGACGTGGCCAAGAAGCAGGATGCCACTGTCTTCCAGCTCTACAGGAGGACTCCGGATGTCGTCCGGGGCAACGGTTTCCGGCCGGACAGCGTGTTCAACTACCTGGATCTCGTCCACCAGAAGAAGATCGAGGGAGTCCCGTACACAAGACAGTGTGAGGCGGCAAAGGAGCTGATCGACACCAAGGGGCTGAAGAACAACACGGATCTTGTCGTGGACTGTACCGGTGTAGGGGAGGCTGTCGTGGACATCATGAGGGACAACGGCCTTGATCCGGTACCGATTCTCTTCACCGGCGGGAACCAGATGAGGGTGATCTACAAGGATGACGGCCGCAGGTTCGGCTTCGGATCCGGCAGTTTCTCCATGAAGCGCATCCAGGAGTTCAGCGTCCCAAAGGTAGACATGATACACGCTGCCAAGGTTGCAGTGGAGCAGAACAGAATTAGAATTGTACCCGGCATTCCGTACAGGGACGAGTTTCTGAAGGAGCTGATGCACTTCAAGGGCAAGGTCAATGAGAACGGGACCATGGTCTACGGGAATGATAACGAGGTCAAGCATGACGACTTCGTGGCATGTTTCCTGATGGCCTGTTGGTTCGCCAAGTATTCAGGGCAGACCAGGAACGAACGGACCATAAGGGACGATGAGAAAGCGGACTGGGATCCGCTGGGAGATTACGGATGGTAAGTCAGAAACAGCTTGAGAGGCTCATAAGGGTCAAGGCAAACCTTGAGACCGAGAGGGATATCTTCATCTCCAGGTGGAAGGAGATCGCAGCCCAGATGAGCGGATCATACGGCAGCTGGGGCAAGCAGGACAATGCGAATGGCCAGAAGAAGCTCGACAGCACCAAGGAGATCTACGACAACACCGGCAACGAGGCCAGCAACCTCATGGCAGACGGACTGATGGGATCCTGTTTTGGAAGGAACCTGGACTGGTTCAACTTCATGTTCGAGAAACGTGAGCTCAATGACGTGGATTCCGCCAGCAAGTGGCTCAAGGACCAGGAGAAGCACTGCTACGCCCAGTTCAACAAGAGCAACTTCTACGATGAGGCCAGGATCTTCACCAGGCATGGTGGCGATTTCGCAACCGCAGTCATGTTCATGCAGGAGGAACCGGAGGAAGGCAGGCCGTTCTTCAAGACACAGCATCCCAAGGATGTGTGTCTGATGGAGAACCGCTTCGGCATTGTCGATACGTTCTTCAGGGACATCTACCTGACAAAGGACGATGCCATTGCGGAATTCGGCAAGGACAAGCTTCCGGTTCAGATAGCGGCAGATGAGAACGAGGACTACACCACGAAGTATGTGTTCCATCAGTACATCGGCCCGAACAAGCGCTTCCAGCTGGATGTGGCCGGAACAGACGAGTACATCAGCGTCTACTGGTCCGACTATGACACCACAAAGGCCATCAAGGAGGAGCGCTACAAGCGCAAGCCGTTCGTGGCCTGGCGCTGGAACAGGGACCTTGAAGGCTATGTCTACGGCACACAGTCTCCGGGAATGATGCAGCTGTCGAACATGAGGACGGCCAACACGCTGTCCAAGAACGTGCTGCAGCTCTCCCAGATGGTGGCACAGCCGATGTTCAAGAAGACGGAAGGCCTGATCATCAACATCAGGCCGCATGGCCAGACGAATCTGAAGCAGGGAGAGGATTTCGCTCCGGTTCCTGCAACGGGAGATCTCTCATTCACCGAGAAGGAGCGTGAGAACTACCGTCAGAAGATCCGCAGCGCATACTACAGCGATTTCTTCCTGGTGCTGAGCCAGAACCTGGACAAGACGAAGACCGCAACAGAGGTCGCAGGGCTCATGAACGAGCAGAGCAACATCATGTCCAGCTTCTACAACAGGCTGGCCACGGAGTTCCTGGAGCCGGTAATTGAGTTCGTGTTCGAGAACGAGCTGGAGCACGGAAGGCTTGATGATCTTCCGGAGGGAATGAACGGCAATGAGGATATCGGAATTGATTTCGTGTCCCCGCTGTTCCTGATCCAGAAGCGCAGCCACACCGTTGATGCCCTGATGCAGGCCACGACACAGATCGCAAGCCTGGCAGAGATCTTTCCGACAGTCGTGGACAAGGTTGACAGCGATTCACTGGTTGACGAGATAGCGGATGGATGGAACGTCCGCAAGCAGCTGATCCTGGATGATTCCGAGGTCCAGAAGATCAGGGATGCCAGGGCTCAGCAACAGCAGGCGCTGATGCAGCAGGCAATGGCAAATGAACAGGCGAAGACCGGTTCACAGATGTACCGGGACATGAGCAAGGCACCGGAGCAGGGCAGCGCAATGGCGGCACTGTCCGGTGATCAGCAGAAGGAGAGTGCGTGATGGATCACAACAGCATCGAGAAGAGCCGGGAAGATGAGCTTTCAAGGCGGATGATCTACCAGAAGGTATTCGGCACACCGGAGGGTACGGCAGTACTCACGGATCTGCTGAATGAATGCGGGTATTTCTCTGTCGATCCCAAGATCATCAATCCGGAGCTTATGGCGTTCGCACACCTGATCCTGCAGAGGATGGGTGTGAACATCATTCAGAACCTGGGCAATTACGTGAATGCCATTGTCCAGACGGCAACAGATATTGATGTCAGACCTGAGCAGGAGGAGGTAAAGGCATGAAGTTTTTTTTCAGGACCATGATGAGCCCGGATGACGGCGGCGGAGCAGGGAATCCGCCTGCGGCAGAGCCCGGAATAACCGACAGCATCATTGAGGGTGCAGGCGGCGGAGAAGGTGGTGCCGGAGGTGCAGGAACACAGGATGATGCACCGAAGGATCCGGCGTGGATGTCCCAGCTTTCCAAGGAGATGAGGGACAACAAGGAGCTCATGGATGCCCTCAGGGGATACAAGAACCTGGGAGATCTCGCAAAGGCCCATTTTGACGGCAAGAAACAGCTGGAGGGTATGATCAGGATCCCGCACAAGGGAGACAGCGATGCCGATGTGCTGGCGTTCTTCAACAAGCTGGGAATGCCGCTGGATGCGAATGAATACGAGCTGAGTGACTACGACATGGATCCTGAGAGCCTGAAGCTCTCGAAGGATCTTTTCCGTCAGACAGCCCATAAGAACGTCCTGACCAAGGCCCAGGCCAAGAACCTCTGGGAGAGTCAGGTGGCCATGGCCAAGGCAGTAGGCAACATCCAGGCGAAACAGGCACAGAAGGTCATAGACAGCTTCGAGCCCCGTTACAATGCGCTCCTTGAGCCTGCATATCCCGTTGAGGCAGACAGGCAGGCGGCGATCAAGGGAGAGATAGGGCTTGTCAGCAGCATGCTGTCGGAGAGCCCAATCCTGGCGAAGGCCATGAAGGACAGCCAGCTGATCTACAATCCGGCCATCATGCATGAGCTGGCATCGTATGTGAAGAAACACACGGCCAACTTTGTCGACAACAAGGGTGGGAACAAGGGATCCCAGAAGGTCGGTGAGATGGGAGATTACTCCTCCGAGTTCATGGATTATGCGAAAGGAGGCAAATGATGGCAGGACTGCTTGATGACCTCATAGCCGGCATCGATGCCCGGCAGACAGACGAGAAGAAAGATTCCCAGGACAAGAGGAACACCGGAACAGAAGAAAAAAGAATGTTCGGGGACTATTCCCCCGAGTTTGTGGATTATGCGAAAGAAACTGCCGTTGGCAGTTCAACAGAGACTGGTGAAAAAGGACCGGGAAAAGATAACGAGTAACCTTGACTGGGAATCGTGAATGAATACCGGGGACAGTAAGCAAGTCAACAGAATCATAGGAGAAGTGTGATATGTCATTACTTACACCTTATCAGCAGATGAATATCGTGGAAGCTCAGAAGCGTGCAGGATACACCACAGCAGCTGAGTTCCTCGGAGAGCTTGCCAAGAAGAATGATCTTCTGCAGTTCCTCCCGTTCTTCCCGGCCTCTCACGGCGGCTATCATCAGTGGCTTTCCGCCGTCAGACTGGGAGCAGGTTCCTGGGGAAAAGCAAACTCAGGTATCGCAAAGATCTCAGCATCTTCGGATCTCGAAACAGAGGGAATCTACCTCTACCGTGCCGACTCCCTTGTTGATGATGTCATCCTCAAGACAGCACCGAACAGGATTGCGGTCCGTGATTCGGAGGATTCGGCCAACGCCGAGGGTTTCCTGCAGGGCTGGTTCACAAAGCTGTTCTATGCGGACGGAACGGATCCCGATGGATTCAAGGGCCTTGCCGCACGCAGGTCAACACCTGATACAGACGGCGAGAAGACCTCCTGGGATGCAGGCGGAAGCGGATCTGACTGCACGTCCGTCTGGCTCTTCGAGTTTGGCCAGAACGGATTCAACATGAGGCATCCGGTCAATGCACAGCCCGGTTTCAGCGACAAGGACATGGGACTGAAATATGTCAATGCCCCTGACGGATCAGGCCAGTACTACGCTTGGGTGCGCCATTATGAGATCTTTGCCGGCCTTCAGATCAAGAAGAAGCATTCCGTTCTCAGAATGGGATCCATCGAGAGCGCAGGTGCATCGAACCTGTTCAGCGCCAACAAGTTCATCGAGATGAAGAACCAGCTTCCGGAGATGGGCAGAGGTGCCATGGCATTCTGCAACAGGACAATCCATGCACAGATCGAGAACGCAATCTACGAGAAGTCGAACATGGCCTACGGCGTGATCGATGTCGAGGGATTCGGACCTGTGGCCCGTGTTGTCGGTATTCCGATGATGACCTGTGAGGCAATCACAGACACTGAGGATGCAATCTGAGGAGGGGTCGGATGAGAGACGCATTACTGATCACTGGAACAATTGCAGCGGCCACAAAGGCCACAAGGGCCTATTCAGCCAACACGCTGGATATGGCAGTCGCCCAGAATCTCGGAGACGTGAAGAACCTCTATGCCTGCTTCAAGCTCGGTGAGGCTGTCGCAAGCGGAGACTCATTCACATTCGAGATCCACGATTCAGCGAACAACACTGACTTCGCTCTTGCTGTTTCAGGCAAGACGATCTCATCCGGAGCTGCAGGTGACATCGTCACCGTGCCGGTTCCGAAGAACGTGAGACGCTATGTGAAGCTGGGAGTGTATCCGGCATCATCCGGAACACTCGATGCACAGGACATAGATTCCTGGTTCGAGTTCCGCTGAGGACACCGGAAACAGGGGAGGTCAAAAGCCTCCCCTGCCTCTATGAGGAGGTTCAATCATGAATATCGTATATTCCAGGGAATGGCTTTCCATTGCGAACAGGGCATTGAATCTCATCGGGGAGGAGAGTCTTCAGGATTTCAACGGCACAAGCAATGCGACACAGGACGTTCTTGTGCAGCTTCCGTCTGCAGTGCAGCGTGTCCTGTCGGAGTATCCGTACAGGAGCTGCAGGAAGAGGACATCGATCGCACCGCTCATTGACGGGCCGGCTTTCGGCTATTCATTCCAGTATCAGCTTCCGGCCGATTTCATAAGTCTTGTGGAAGTCAACGGAGCAGCTGCCGAGAGCAATGATTACAGTCTTGAGGGTGGCTGCATCCTGTCGAACGAGAGCTCCATGAACATCATCTATGAGGCTTTCCCGGAGACCCCGCAGAATCTGCCCGCAATGCTGCAGGAGCTTATCACGCTCATGTTGGCACATGACCTTGTGAGCAGCGTCACTACAAACGACAATAAGGCCGTGATCCTCTATCAGCAGTACGAGGCCCTGAAATCCCAGGCAATCAGGATGGACGACAGAGGCCATCACCAGGATAACGGAAAGCCCTGGTGGACGGAGGAGCGCTGAGATGGCCCAGTACACAATAGCCAAGTCTCTCTTCCAGTCGGGAGAGCTCCGTCCGGCATATGCGGGACGCACTGACAGTGATATTTTCGCAACGGGATGCGCATTGATGTGCAATGCTCTTCCGGATGCGCTCGGAGGCTTCAAGAAGCGGCCAGGAACGCATTTTTTCGGAAGTGTGGATCAGAATGCCAGGAAACCCATGGAACTGTATACGGAGGCTGTCGATTACTACATCGAGGCCACGGAAGCAGCTTTCAACGTCTACGATGCAGACGAGCCCGGATCATTGCTGTGTTCTGTCGCACACTCATACGGCACACACATCAGGTCGGTTCAGTACAGGACAAACAAGGGTGTGCTCTACATCGTCCACCGTCTTCATGCTCCTGCCACACTGAAGGTGACGGTCTCGGGTAGCACATACACAGCCACGCTTGCAGCCATCCAGTTCGTGTCTGATCCGGATGATCCGGAGAGATGCGTGACGTTCAGCGCTTCAGGAGGTTATCCGTCAGTCATCTCGTTCAAGGGCGGCCGCATGTATCTGGGGGCCACCGATGACCAGCCGTCAACCGTATGGGCATCCAGGACTCCTACAGGCGGGGCAGACAGATACAATGATTTCACGCTGTATGACACCAACTGGGATTTCGAGACAAGCGAGGACACGTCTGTTGTTTCCGGGAAGACCTACTACGAGTACCAGACGCAGCAGTTCGTCCTTTCCACCGACACAGCGGTTGATCCCGACACGATCTACTATGAGCTCAACGGCGGGAACTACGAGAGGAAGAATCCTGTAGGAACGGAGGATCCCGTGTCTCTCGGATGGTATGTCCTGGTGAACCTCACCACAGGCCAATATGTCCCGGTCTCACCTGCAGGCACGGAGAATCCGGCACAGCTGTGCTGGTATGAGTATGTCGGATCCAAGGAGCCCACGAACTCCCACGCCATCGAGGTGGAGGAGAACGACATGTGGGGTACCAGGATCCTATGGTTCGCAGTACAGAACCGCCTGATCTGCGGCACATCAAGGTCCGTGCTCATGGATTCCGGTTCGGCTGCCACCCCGGCAACGTTCGATCTCATGGTGGTCCTGAACACCGGAGCTTCCGACATCCAGGCAAAATCATTCAAGAACTACGTGTGCTTTGCCGGTCATACCGGGAAGGCGCTTTTCCTGATGGGATGGGATGACAACTCCCAGGGTTATGTGACCGTGGACATGTCCAGGAACAGTTCTCATCTCCTGAAGTCCGGAATCAAGGATTTCGACATCATGCTGGATCCGATTCCAACGGTATGGATCATAACCAATGACGGCAAGCTCCTGTCCTGCTCATACGATGCAACGACAGGGTTGACCGGCTGGGCCAGACACACAAGGAAGTCCGGCACATGGTCCGGTCTGTGTGTCGCCGGCAAGGACCATGACAGGCTTTTCCTGACCATTGAGGACGGAGGCTACTACCACAGCGAATACCTTGATCTGATCGAGACGGACGAGATCGAGGAAGGCTGGTATGTAGACTGCGGGAAGGAGTATACCTCTTTATCTGCCGTGTCCACATTCCAGAACCTGCCGGCTCCTCTTGAGGGCAAGGATATCGTGGCCATAGGAGACAACGGACTCATGCCGCCCAAGAAAGTGAGCAGCGGTACCGTCACCTATGGCAGAGCCGTGAAACACCTGATAGCCGGGCTCCCGATCGAGACCACCGTCAAGACATTCACCCCGGAGATTCCTGCAAACGGCACGAGCCAGGGCAAGAACCGCAGGATCCGCAGCGTGACACTGAAGCTTTACCAGAGCTTCGGTGGATTCCTCAGCGAGGAAGTTTCACAGTCCATTCAGGAGCTTCTGTACAGACGCTATGGTGCCACCTCATACGGGGCGGAGATAGAGCTTTTCTCCGGAGACATGGAGATGAAGATTGATTCCAGGAACACAAAAAGCGGTGCCGTCAAAGTCTATCATGACCAGCCGGCTCCGTTCAACGTGCTTAGCCTGATCACGAAATACGAGATACTGGAGGCCTGATGTGGGTTTTGCGGCAGTTTTAAGCGTAATCAGCTCCATCTTGGGAATTGTCGGAGCGGTCAACGGGGCTGTCTCATCCTCGAATTCCAGCAGCTACCAGAAATCACAGCTGGACATTGAGAGGGAAAGGCTCGGGCTGGAGCAGGATTCCCTGATCAACGAATACAGATCCACTCTCAACGGGTTCAAGGCGAACAAGCTCTCTGCAAAGGGAGATCTTCTTTCATACAAGAACCAGGCTGAGCAGACAGGAATAAACATCCGGCAGATCAGGTCGGACATCGGCAGCTATGAGAACCTCATCGGACGCTGGCAGGCAGACTATGACCTGCAGATGCGTACGCAGAAGATGCAGGGGCTTGATACATTCAACCAGCTGATGGCCGGTTTCACCGGAACAGAGGTCATGAATGCCGAGGCCGGAAGAGGCGGAAGATCCGCACAGCTTGTGGAAGGTGCCGCCAGAAGACAGGTTGAGATGTTTGCAGGAAAGGACCTGAAGTTCAATGCCATCGGAGGCCTGTACGGCAGGACGATTTCCGAGCTTGACAGGGATCTGAATGCGGATCTGGCCAGCTACAGGAATCAGGTGCAGATTCTGGGAGAGAGCCTTGATATAGAGCAAGGCAACCTGGAGGAGTACAACGCCCATGTGGCGGAGATCGAGAAGGCCATCGAAGATTACGATGCCGACATAGCATCCTATGAGCAGAAGATCCGGGAGCTGGAGGAGAACCGGTTCCCGTTTGATGAGGAAGAGCCGGAGGCACAGCCTGAGATACCCGCAGAGGAAGATCAGGAAGAGCCTGAGCCTGTTGAAGAAGTCACGGAAGAACCTCATCAGATGACTGTCGAGGAGCTCCGTGAGGCCCTGCAGAACAAGGACAGACCGATTGACGAGGCTTTCAAGGAAGACACGAAGCTTGACTTCACTTTCGAGACTCCGGAAGAGAAGGAGAAGACCACAGAGGAGAAAATTGAAGAGGCGCTGGAGAATGGATCGCTGGATCTTCCCCAGGTTGGTCCTTCCCCGACACTGGATATCCTTGGCCCGGAGAATGTTCCTCATTTCGAGGACAACACCGGTATGGATTTCACATTCAATCCGGAAGAATCCTCCGATATTCCCGATCTCTCCGATATCACACTGCCCGGACTGGTCATGCCGGGAACCGGAATTGATACCAACCTGGATTTCAGCGGGGTGGATTTCCAGATATCGAGACAGAATGCGGAGAGCGTAGGTCTCATCCAGGATCCGGAACCGACCCAGGCAACAGAGAGCGATCTTCCGGAAACCCCGTCTACAACTCCCCAGACAGAATCCGGCTCTATTGCAGTCGATGAGATGACCGAATCAGAGAAGGCCATGGCCAGTTCCAGCGAGAAGATCAACATTGCGATCGAGGAAGCCAGGGCTGAAGCGGCCAAGGCCGAAGAAGAGGCAAGAATCAGGGCTGAAAAGGAAGCCGAGGAAGCCCGCAAAGCTGAAGAGCAGCGTCAGGCCGAGGAGCTTGAGAGGGCAAAAGCCTTAGAGAGAGCCCGGAAAGCCACCAAGGCAAAAGCCAAAGCCGAGGCTGAAGCAGAGAAAGAGTCCGAGGAGTCTTCTTCCAGTTCTTCTTCGAGCTCTTCAATGAAGTATTCGCAGGCGGTCCAGGAAGGCTTGGACAGCGGCAAATACAAGATTGACGAAAACGGCTATGTGGTTGCGGCAGGATCAAGCAGCACCCCGAGGGCAAGAAGATAAGGAGCGGCCATGAGAGCACCGACAAGAGACTACAGCTCATTGAAAAGCGCAGTTGCAAACAAGTATTCCGCCCAGGCAGGCGGATTGACTGCACAGGGAATAAAGCTTAACTCCGACAATGTGGAAATCGCCAAGAAGGCAGTTGACATATCACAGAAAAGCATTGCGCTCAGCAAGAAGAGCCTGGATGCCACAGGGGAATACAACAGGAAACAGTCCATCGTGAATGCGATCAACTCAGGCGTGAACATCGTCAATGCCGGAGTTGATCTGGCATCGAAGATATACTCCATCGTCCAGACCAATCAGGCGGGAAAGGCACAGAGCGCTCTTCTGGCCATCAACCAGGAGAACAGCAAAAAGGCAAAGGAATCCGTCCTGAACGGAACCTCATACATCCAGTACAACGAGGACGGATCCTATTCGATTGTCATTGATCCGGAGCTTGTCCAGTGGCAGCAGGATCAGATCAAGGCATTCCGTGACGACAAGAAGATGGACGATACAGTGAGGAACAATGCCATAGCCTCACTGGAAGGCATGTTCTCCGAGACATCGGAGAGCCTGATGTCTACGATTGCAAAGAATGCAGCATCCGAGATCCAGAACTCATTCAATGCAAACCTCCTGGTGGCACAGGGACAGGATGTGAACCTATGGTCCTATGAGGATCTGATCTCTGGCAAATATGATGATGACAGCCTGTATTCCGCAGGCTACAGCCTCATCAATTCCAGGAAGGATCTCTCCGACAAAGAGAAGGAGACCCTCAAGACCCAGTACAGGGAATCCGTGGATCTTGAGCGGGCCACCAACATGGTGTCCGAGGCTGCCAGGAAAGGCGGCAAGCCGAAGGCCTACGAGGTGGCCGAATGGTTCCGGTCCGCCTATAACTATGACGACTCGACCATAACCAAGCTGATCAACCAGGCCAATACATCCGAGGCCCAGTACATCAATGCCGCATCTTCACAGGTTGCCGAGACCATGACGGCCGGACTGAAGAGCGGGCTGCTTCCTGAAGAGCTCTACAGGACGATTGATGCCCAGTTGGAAGGGGAGACCGAGGAGCACAAGGCTCAGATCCGCAAGGCTGCCACAGATGCCCATATAGCATGGGCCACAACGGACATCACGGAGCGGACACAGGGCTATGACACAGCCGACATCGGCTCTCTGGCGGTCATGCTTGATGACATCGTGCAGAACAAACAGCTGTATGAGGGCGGCGCTGAGGCTGTCTACAACACAGCCGTGAGCAACATATACAAGCAGATGGAAACTTTCGGAGATGAGCTCGCACAGGCTGCGATAGAAAACATCGACACAGTCAAATCGATGCTCGCCACGCTGGACAAGCAGGCCGAGTCCCTGCTTTCAAGTCTGCTTTCCGGAGACGAGAATCTGACCGGCTATGATGTCATCAACGCAATTGTCTCCCAGAGTGAATCGATCCAGAGGAATCCGGAATACAAGGCCCTGGCCGTTGAGTACCCGGAGCTGTACAATGCACTTCTTGACTCGAATGTGAGGGTCAACAATTTCGTGAAGAAAGTCATCGGTTCCTTGGGAGTCGATGAAGATCTGCAGAGCGCACTCATGACAGCCTACATGCAGGGATCCAACGGGGTGTGGAAACGCATGAAGATCAAGGAGAACCAGGATCTCACCGTTGCTCAGATCACAGCCCTGGACAATGCGGAGAAGTTCTTCGCCGGATCGCTGACCGATCTTGCCCTGGAAGCCAGAGGTGGGAAGCTCTCTCCGGAGGAGACTCTGAAACGTGTCGATGATCTTCTGGCCATACAGACATCGGATATCTATGACGCTCTCACTGCCGGGTCTATCACCGTGAAAGGATTGGGAAAGGGAACGACAGAATACAGTGCTGCGATCGAAGCATTCAAGCTGTTCGATGAGCACCCCGGAGCCATGTACTACGATGACTCTTTCGGAAAGATCGTCTGGATGGACAAGGCCATGGAGACGACCTTCAATGCGGCAGCGGATATAGTGAAGCAGTCTCTGATGGACCAGGGGGCCGGAATCGTTTCAGTGAGGACTGGAGAACGGAGGCCGGACGGATCCGTGAGCTCCGTGCCCGAGGCCCAGTTCCTGACATCTTCCGGGAGTTTTTACACTGTTGATTCCGAATCCGGAGCAATCTATCTGACCGGCACCAATGGCGAGACCACGCAGGTGGGTGCGGATGGTGAGCTGTTCAATGACAATGCAAGGCTCATTTCCGAGCAGCTGATCAATATCGATCCGGAAGTGGCCGCTGATCCGGATTTTGCCCAGGAACTTGCGTATCTCCTGAACAAGGAGAACTACAGCAGGTGGCGCAGGGAGCGGCAGAGTCAGGAGAATGGCGCTACAGAGAAAGAAGCGGAACCCGCAGAAGTGGCCAGGAAATCAGTCGGGGACATGCCTGAGATGTTTGTCCCGTACAGCGTCACATCTGCTGAGGATCCGGAGAAGAACCCGGAGTTCTCCATCTTGAATCCCGCCGCATCGAACATCGAGGAACATGTTACCGAACAGACCGCCAAGCTGATGAAGGAAGTCCAGCAGATGTCAGTCAAGGAAATGCTCAATTCTCCGGCTTTCGGCCCGAGAAGCATGCTGAACATGACCGGAGATGTGGCCAAGCTTGCATATACAAAACTCTGGAATTTCATAAACGGACTGGACGGCAATCCTGAAGGGCTGTCTGATGAAGAGCTCTTGAACCAGACAAGGGAGAAGAACCAGGAGTTCGCCAACAGGAATTCCGGGCAGCTGACTTCCACTCAGGAGGCCTATGCCTCTGAGATTGAGGCAGAAGGCTACGACTACAACGAGGCAAGGCAGCTTGCTCCTCTCGTGGATAAATATCGGGTCGAGGAAAAACTGTCCTGGGATGAAGCATTGAAGAAGGCCCTGAAAGAACTTGGAATCAAGGAGCGTTAAATGGATCTCTATCAGCAGCAGAACCTGAAGCAGCCACAGACTGAAGTAAAAACCACAACACTCGCAGAGGACCTTGCATCGGATGCAAGGAACATTGTCTCACAGCAGAAACAGCTTTCAGGAATCCTTGACGGGGGACTGAACCTCACAGGGAAGGAATATGCCATGATCACCTCAGCCATGTCACAGGCAAGTGATCCGAACTATGTGGCTGCCAGGTTCGCCCAGGCTCTTGTGCATTCAAAGAACACAGGCATATCGCTCGATTATGCCTATCAGAATCTTGAGTCATTGAACAAGGCCCAGATGGGCAGGGATGTGGAGATCAATCCATCCGGGCTCAAGAGCATCATGAACAGCTTCCGGATCGGAAAGCTCGCCTGGGACAAGACAAAGCTCTCAAGACAGTACAGGGAGCTGGAGCTCTACGGCGGGGACACATCAAATGTGCAGCAGAGGATAGCTTCAGTCGAGCAGGAAATGGCATCGCTTCAGGATGATGTTCCCAGAGATATCTTCACACAGGCCGTGAAGCTCCTTGGAGAAAACTGGGCATACATGGGGAGCATTGCGTTGAAGGCCGCAGCATATGGA